TATCAAATGTGGGACTAGGTCCAACTTTGCAGTTGGCCTAACCTTCGCTCATAATTTCATTCTACGTTGTACAATGAAAGTAATGGGGATGGAGGATGAAGATCCGTCCAATCTTTATAGGGTGCATGGGGACGATAACGTCCTTGCATTGCCTGTTGATGTATGGAGAGAATTTCTCGATACTTATGTTAGACTCGCTGCTGAAGCTGGCTTCAGAGTTCATCCAATTGAGGAGAAGGGTATGATATCATTCCCTTCCGATCTAATGTTTCGTGCTGAATATAATAAGCAGGTATGGTGTGAGAATTTGCTAGTAAGCAGAATTCCTCATAAGCTGTTTTTTGCTCCAGATACTCTGGACAAAAAATTTCAAGTGATACAATGGCTGTCATTGTATAAATTCTTAGATGTCTCTGGACGGGATGTCCGAGAGCAACTCATTCGACCTTACTTCTCACAAGAAGAGGCAGGGTGCAAGGCTTGGAACTTCCTAGTTGATAAGAAGTTATTTGGGTTAAATCCTCATTTAAGAGTATCCCTAGTGGATGATCTTAGTGATGTAGAAACCTACAACCTAAGCCTTCAACTGTTTATCCAGACTATTTCAACTGGATTATACGACACTGTGCTGAATAATCGCGATAGATTAACAGCCGACCAAGTTAAGAAGAAAGTGGCTAAACAGACACTTCTCTTCGAGGATGAATCGTTTTTAACTACTGCAATACAGTGGCAAAATGAACACAGTCCCGGTATAGGAAAACTTGAATATACCGTTCAAAAGAATAGGAAGTTCGCAAACGAACTTCGTATGCTATTTAATGACCCATTTATCTGGGCCCATTCGTTGTTAGGCTTCTTTACCGACGAGGAAAAGAAACTAATAATGGAATGCTTGCCATACGCAAGATTTTCAATTGACCCTGATCTCACAATGATCGATCAGTTCATTAAAGTGTCGGGGATTCTATCTAGAACCCAACCACACAGCATCAATAAGCGTACTAGATCTAGTACCTCAATAATAGTTAAAACACTCAATTCTTATTTGAGTGGTCTGGAGAACCCTACTTGCGAGTAGGGATTATCCGGGTAGCTAGTAATTCTGCCGGAAGCAGATACCGTGATCGAGTGTTCTTCTTCTAATGATAGAAGACACCTAGTGTGTCAGGCCAAGTGAATGACCTCGAAGGAAATAGAGTTGACCTCTATAATCTGGAGAGTGAGTTCAGGTTTGCGC